CAGATTCTGTCGCAACCGAATCTCTTAAAAGCGAACCCATTTGCTGTGATAGCATTTGGACATTGCTTGAAAACTGGCTTACAAAAGCATTAGTGATTGATGTACTCATTTAAGTAATCCTTCTAAGCTAATGAAATTTAAGGTTTATTTGCGTTCAGATTATCCGTGTGGGTCTGACTGTTTGCTAAGGGCAACTACTCCGGCACTCGCAGTGCTATGATGTTGTGGGGCTATCGCTTGTCCACAATTTCTATAAGACTATGTCCTCTTCTGGGTGAACATAGGCAAATAATTCCTGTACCCTGGCAACTGCTTTGTCATGCTCAGGGTGATGTTTATTCCAGTAAGCCCCATTTTTACGGTCTGCCTGGAGTTGATCTATTTCGTCTTGTGCGTCTTGCGGAGTCATGGCTGATTCAGTTGAGCTATCAAGTTTTAAATCATCTTCGGCTAATTCATGCGACACTGATTCAAGAAGAACAATAAGCTCAGGAAGATCCCCAAGCATTCGGCCGTCAGCAAGCCGATAATTACCAAATATGTTATCCTCTGAAGCAGCATCGCCCTTTGAGCCAAGAAAATACTTTGCAGTCGCTTGCGCTCTTTTAATTGCGTCTTCAAAAGTTTTGCCATACTTAGCTTTTAGCTCAGCTTCCGTATCAAGCTTGGCTTGCTCTTGGTATGCGTTAAGTTTTTCATTGGCAGCCTCTGTTTGAGATTGCATGAACTGTGCAACGCTTGCAGCTTGCTTTTGATTTAAACCAGCCGCATGAATGGATTTGCGAAACCCATCATCTTCGAATATCTCAGGAAGACTTACATCGTAATCCTTTATATCGGCTGGACGGCCAAGCTTGTCGTACACTCTTGACCAATCATCATCTGTAGAGTTGTTTCCTGGGAGCGGTATTTTATCGGCCCCAACCATACGCTGGGCATGGACATAAGATTTTGCTAAAGATCCAACATCATTGAAATTCTTGAGTGATGGATTGCCTCTGAGATCTTCTGGAAGTGAGTCTTGAAAACTCGCTGCTGGTGGTGCGCTTTCCTGAGATCCAGTTTCCTGGGTTGCCTCTGCTTCGCTCATACGTTCTCTCCTTTGTTTTGCTCTGTCATTAAATTGATTATTGTTAGAACTGCGTACCGCTGCCCTTCTAGGAAAGCCGACTCATGCGGATCACCTGGCTGATGCGTTGTTTGATTAAATGAAAATCGTTTCTTTAGATCTTCCAAAACAACAGCACCATCATCAGACGTAAAGGTGCGGCGATAGTTTAATTTTAATTCATCGAGTGTCATTGCTGTGTCTGCGCCTGATCGACTGCTTTAATAAAGGGAGCAACGGCCCCTGCATTTTCAGCCGTCTGAGCCGCTTGCTGTTGCTGAGCGGCCTGTTGTTCTTGCTGCGCTCTTTGCCGTCTTAATTGAGCAACGGCTTCATCTCCGCGAGTAACAGAAGCTGGCATTCCAGTTGCGTTAATTAAATACTTTGTCAGACCATCCACATCGAGGTAGTCGGTGACAGGTGCAAATTCTGCGGTCTGCATTATCACTTCCAAGCCACGCATGATGGATTGCAAATCCGTAAGCTTTTGAGCTTTGGCTAATGGGCTGACATATTCAATATCTATATCTGTTCCCTGCAAACTTTCGGGCGGCAGAGGCAACGCCCCTGATCTAAGCATTAGCGAAAAGCAACGACTAATAAGGGGCCGTAATAATTCAGACTGCAATCTTCCTAGAACTGGGCCAAGCATACGCATACGCTCTTCGTTTCTTTGCAACACTTCCGTAGCCGTCATAGACGGCCCTTCGTTTGACAGCAGCTGATCGACATAAAACGCCTGACGGATTGCATTTCTTCGCTGTTCTTCCATTGCCAAACCCAGCGGATTGTTGGCATTGATTTGCAGTGGCTCCAGGCGATCTCTTGTGCCGGATCGATAGAAGTTCAATGACCCAGGGCTTGTTCTGACCGGCAACATGAAGCCATCATCTGGAACCATCAATGCCGGATCTATTTGTTTTTGCGCCGCTCTAATCGTAACTTCGCTCATTTTATTAAGCATTTTCACATCACTGAGCGTAGACATCGCAGGGCTTCGCCCATAGGTACTTACTGAATCTTTATTAAAGCGACACACCGCAATCGGCATTTCATCAAAGCCCGATTCACTAAGAACAGTCTTTGTGTCCTTATCATAATAAAGTGAGGCAATCGGTTTGTTTTTTGCCAGCTTGCCAATGCCTTCTTCCCTTGGAAATAAAACATGAATGATAGAAAACTCTTTAAAAACATCTTCTTCTAGGGCTTTCTTAACAGGTTCTGACAGATTCTTTTCGCCAAACCGCTGGTTCATCGCCCTGGCTGTCATTTTAAATTTGCGATAAACTGTGTCTATTTTGCCTTGCATATTTTCAGAAATATACAATTCCGCAATATGCCGTGCTGAAAAGCGAAAGCCCTCTTCTTCTGGCTCTATAAAGATACCAGCGGTTCCAAAAACCACCAGATCATAATAAAGTTCGTGGATTTCATCTTGAAAGTTTGAGCGATTGAACGCCTTATACATAGCCTTTGAACAAGACTCCAGCCATTCGGCGGCTTCATCGTTGTCATTAATGGAATCGTTTCGATAACGTAGGTTAAACCACGGCACTGACGGCGAGGTGAGCATTCCATGAAGGGATGCCGCTAGGAGTTCTACAGCGTGTATGGCTGTTGAATCATAGATTAATTCCGTGCGCTTATCGCCTTCGGTTCTATTTTTTGTAATGTCGGCTTTTCTTGGCAGCATATAGTCTGCACAATCTTGCCAGTGATGCTCAAAGACATTGCGTTGTCGCTGCAAGGTTTCAAAGCGTCTATCAAGGCTTAGAACCTGATCGGTAACTTTCGCCATTATACTTTCCTTTTGCGCATGGACTTGCCCTGCCTTCGGCCTGCCGCTTTTTGATCCAGCCTGCCCATTGGCGAAACTGTCATTTGCATCATGCTGGGCTGCGGTGCTTTCTTGCCCATACGCCCTGCAAGGTTTCTTGGTTTTTTCTTATTCATCATTTTTTCTTAGCCTTATTGCGCTTGGATATGGCTTTCGATTTGCGCCGTGCATCTGTCTTACTGCTTGCGCCCCAATCGTTAAGAGATTGCAGAAGAGGCGTTTTCTTACCGCCTTTTTTTTCTGGCCCTGGCATATTTCCCATACGCCCCAAAAAGGCCGCACGGCGTGGGTTGTCGCCTGATTTTACCGGCGCACCCATTAGTAAAGCAGCCCACCGCCAAGACTTCGATTGGGTCTTAGAAACGGATCATCTTCTAAATTTGCTGTGGAAAACACATCGCTTTCATCGTCAAGCAATCCCTGCGGTGAGGTCATAATTGTGCCTCTTGTGCCAGATCCATAATCACCAATGGCTTCATCTTCGGCTGCACCTGTCGAGTTTTCTGTTGCCAAAGCCTGGTCAACAATTCCTGAGATTGCAGAGGTCTGCCCTGCATCAATTGGCGTATCGGCTATGGCATCCGCTGCACTGGCTCCATCACTTAAAGCTGCGGCAACGGTTTCTGTACCGGCTGTGTAGTCATCATCAAATGTGCCTGTCATCAGCGTGTTTGTTGCACTGGTATCCATTGCATCGCCTGGGCCTGTTACAACATCATCAAAGGTAGCGGCTGTATTGTCGGCTTCTATGGGGGCTGCTGCTTCGGCATCTATATTAAAATCAGATGGATCTGCGGCCTCAACAACCTCATCACCTACATTAATATCAAACGCATCTGTAGCTTCGGCTGGGGCTTCAGCTGCTTCGGCTGCACTTGCTTCCGCTTCAGAGGCGGCACTGGCTTCCGCAGCGGCCATCGCAGCATTAAAAGATTTAACATCTGCTGCAACAGCGGAGCGATTGCCACGCCATGAACGGTCAGGCAAATCAACGCCCAGCTCTTCCGCTCTGGCTTTTACATCTTTAGGAATAATAACTTTCTTTTCGCCTTCTCTACCGCCGCTTTTTCCTGTTCGGCTGGCATAAGCCTGACCAACATTTGCAGCAGCTAGTCTGTCTTTTTGCGTACCTTCATCCCTTGTGCCAGCTCTTTTATCTGCGCTGCCAGGGCCAATACTAAAAAAAGATTGGTTGTAACTTTCTGCCATATTAATCTCCTATGCGGATGCAGCCAATGGATTGTAGTTGTTGTCCGCTTTTATCTGTGGTGGCCTTGAAAAGCCCCTGTCTTCCTTTAGCCCGATTGCCAAATAGCGAAAGGCATCCGCAGCATGGCTCGACCAATCATGGACAGGGCTTGCCCGAAAGCTTCGTGTTCGCTCATTATACGCCCTGTGGTAATGCCTGAGAGCTTCCAGCAGCAATTTGCAGTTGTCACGATCAAAATAGGCACGTTCAATCAGCAGCTGAGCCGCATGGATGCCATCCTCTACTGCTAATTTTGGAACAACCCGAAAGTTTATTCCAAGCTCATACGCCACTTCCCTGCGTGATTTTCCAGATCCCAGCTCCCTAACTTCAATATCATGCGGCGCATGGTGATCGCCATAAAGGTAGCCTCGTTCCGCAAGCATTCTGGCATAAAACGGCAGCCCTTCATTTCGGGCCTCAAAGTAATCAATGACGTGAACGGCTCGCCCAACATTCTGAACAAATATCACCGCCGTTGAATCGCCAATCCCAAGATCCCAGAAGGTATGGACTTTATGTCCAGAGTCGTACGGCACATTGCATATTCTGTCCTGTTCAAACGAGGCCTGCAATTCCTTGCCATAGATCGCCCCAGGCACATTCGCCACCCAGGAGCATTCATATTCCTGAGCAAACTGATCCGCAGACATCATCGACTCAGCCGCTCTTAATTCTTCGTCATCCAAGATCCCTGTTTCAGAGGCCTTATACACCGCCGTAACCCAATCGTCCTGAGCCTTGGCTGCATCATAAAGCTCATAGAAGGCATTGTGGCCACGAGGCGTACCTATAAAAACTGCATAGCCCTTACGGTCACTGAGCGCAGGGCGTATCACCTCTGGAAAGAGGCTCTCCGGCATATCAGCCATTTCATCGAGGCACACACCATCAAGATACAATCCACGCAGAGATGCAGGGTTCTCAGCACCCAAGAGCTGTATCCTGGCGCCATTTGGCAAATCACATCTCAGCTCCGTTTCGTGAAACCGCACCATAGGGATCTTCCCAGAAAACTGCTTCAAATAATCCCAACTAACTTGCTTAGCTTGCCTATATGTGGGTGCTATGTAAGCAAACCTTGGATTGGGCTTCTCGCAGAGTATAGCGTCCCTGAGCAGATGATTTATCGCCATCACAGTCTTGCCAAAGCGTCTGTGGCATACAACGACGCCCCACCGCTTATCGCTAAGCCGTTTGTGCAGATCTGCCTGGAGCTTACGAGGGCTATATGGTATTTCTATTTTCACTTGCTAGTCATAATAGTGTCACCCAATTTCATAATATCTTTTTTAATCTGCGACACAGTTTTTTTAGATGGGTTATAGTTAGAGCCAAGAAGCTCACTAAGACCTCTTTTCCTTACTATAGGAAACAATGGGCTGTTTGGGTTCATCATTTCTTCAAGCAAATTGTCTAATTCACGCTGGCTTGCCATTTCAATATCCTTTTTATGTTGCATTTCTAGAGCATAGCTAGTTTTACAGTAAACTAAAACAGTGTGTGAATGAGTGAATCTACGATAGGCATATTATACATATAAGAAGGCGGCGAAAAATATCGGAGGGTGGGCATCGGCGATTGCCAAAAAAGCAGTAAGACAGGCTGTCCACCTGTCACTTTAACCAAGTTACTAAGGCTATATCTTTATATGTAGGCAGAATGTAGGCAAAACCTGGGCAAACAAAAACAAAAAACAAAAGCCGGTGGTGTTACTTCGCACACGTGACCAGCGACACAGTGCGTTTGTTATACACAACAATACCCTAACTGCTTATGATCTCTGCACCTTCCCATGACAGCGTGATTGTACCTGACGCTTGCTTGTCCTCTGCCTTATCCCTGATACCAAGTGGAGCTAACTGCCTGATGAACTTTTCCTTCGTTTCAACTTCAAGCTTTCTACGCCCGACTTCAGCGTTAGCACTCCTTGGATCTGTTGCTTCCAATGGACGCTCAACAAGCTCTATGATTTCATCTCGCAGCATTTCAGCTTGGATGGCTCTGGCTGTGCGGTATCGCTTATAAGCTTCCTCATCGTCCTGTACATACCGTAGAATGGTTCTGCTCGATGGCAGATGCTTAGCCTTGCAGATTGTAGCCAGGCTTTTACCAGCCGTCAGGCTGTCAAGGATCTCTTGAAACTGTTCATCTGTTACGTTGCGCTTAACCATTACTTCTTCTTCTT